ATTAAGTTCTACACCAAAAAGAGAACTGGCAAGAAAAGAAAGTGTGACATGAAATCCACCAGAAGACCAATGATGAGCGGTAGGATTTTCATAATTCATCCACAGGAATGAACGATTTTTGAGGACACCAAACTGGCAAGTATGAGATGTTTGACCATCATCCCATACTTTTTTATCGTATTGAAAGAGTTTCATTCTACAATCAGGCAATAACGACATTGAAAGGCAAAAGTTTCTTTTTGCCAGATTTTCTTCATACCATTTTCTTCCCAAGAATACACAACTTCATACCAAGGGTCTGTGCTTCCATAAGAATTGAGACCTTCAACGGTCACATAACCTTTAGAACCATCTGCCCGTGCCCAACGAGAACCAACTTGGATTTCGTGTGATTTGAAGAAATGACGGACAACTGCTTTGCGTCCATCTATGATTTCAGTTTCGTAGTCCATCGGTTTGGTTGCTTATGAAGTCATTATAGAGCAAAAAGGGGTCTTATGGAGGACCCCCTGTGCCAGTTTAGAGATTGTCCTCTTCCTGCTTTTCAATATCAAAGATTGCATTTAGAAACTCCAGACCATACTTACCCACAACCCAAGCATCTTTATCCTCAAAGAACCTATCACCTATGGTTCTCATATCATAACCCTCTTTGCCTTTATCAAAGAAGGCAATCACATAACAGTTCTCTTGTCCTGAACCATTAGATTGATACCACTTGACGAGTTCATATTTGTTGTTGCATTTACTCCAACGGAACTCAATGTTACGAAATCTCATTGTCTTTTATAAGTGTATCAAGGAGTGACATTTTCAGGAACAGGAGGAGGAGGTGTTACTGGTGGTAGTATAGCAGGTTGTGGTGCTACTGTTTGAACTGTAGGTGGTGGAAGTTTGACTGGTTCTGGAGCAACTTGTGGTTGTTGTGCTTGGTCAAGTTTCTTTTCCAACTCCATTACCTTTTGGTCTAATGGACTCAAAGGAACTTCTTTTTGTGAATCTGCAAGTTTCCAACCAGTTGCTCCAGCAGCAAAGATACTTGCGAGAGCAGCAAAGACTGAAATTGTTTTAGAAAAACTCATTTTGGATCAGCAAGTTTGTAAGGGAACTCTTCATCCGACAACTCATAATACAGCAGTCGGGCAAAGATAATATGAGGTTTGTCATTACATTCAATTGCGGAACTGGTTGCCACCGTCCATATAATATCCAGTTCTTTTTTATCAGGTAGTTTCTTTATCATCCAACTACTCTCCAACAAATAGTTGCATTTCCATTATTAACATTTGCAATCTTACGAAATGCTCCATAACTCATATCCATATCAGCGTGAGAATATGGACCTCTATCAGTCACGGTCACATAAACTTGTTTCATATTGTCTTGATTTGTAATCCGAAGTCGTGTTCCAAACTTAAGATAAGGATGGGCTACGGTATGGGCATAAGCATCAAATCTTTTTCCTGATGCAGTTCTCTGACCATCAAAACCATCACCTACTCCATAGTAAGTTGCAATTCCACAAGTCAGTCCAGCAATCAATCCAATCATTCTTTGTCCAACTCCTCATCAAGTTTCAAATCATCAATCAAATTACCTACAAGGTCATCAAGGTCATCAAACATTTCTTTGGTGAATGGAATCAGTTTCTCTTCACCTCTATCAATTCTATCACACATTTCCATCAGGTATTCAAGAAACTCTTTGGGATATGTTTCATCTAGATTGATAGAAGTCCAGAACCAATTATAACATTCTTCATATGGGTCATCATTTTTTAAAAGAGCATAGTCCTTATAGTTTCCACTGATGAGGTCTCTCCACATCTTGAAATTGTTCCAGATTTCTCTCCAACCAGTCTGAAAGCAGTGTCCAAAATAATACTCAAACCAGTTCAGTTTCGTCTTCATCTATCTCTTCCAATCGTTCCCAGTTCCAAGTGTACTCAATAAAACCAATATCAAATCCAAATTTATATGCCCAGAAAATAATACTCAAAAGACTACCAGTTCCAGATTTGATTTGAATGTAAGGCCAACCAGGAAAGTCATTCCAAGAAATCGATGCCTGAAGAAGTGCCCAACGGTCTGTAAAAAATAGTTGTATATACCACTCGTGCCCAAAGTCTTCACGATGAGACCATTTAGCAACTTGAAAAAATTTAATTGGTTTCATTTTACAATTTTCCAATGTTCGTTTCCTTCTTTGGGCAACCACATAAAGTATTTACGGTTGATAGAAGCAAGAAAAATAAGATTGTCCTTCTCTTGCTCCACTACACAACCGTGAAGACTATCCATAATATTCACAAACCTGTTTTTTGCTTTTGAAGAAACAGGTTCCACATTTACCATTTTACGTTTCACTTTTGTTGTCATTTGTTCATTTGCAGAGTAGGAACAGGCATACCATTTTCTGTAGGAACATAAATGGTTACATTACCATTCTTGCTACCATCTTCCAGTCCAGTGATATAAAGATATTGAAGATACTCACGATTATCTTTCAGTGAATCACCAATGATTTGGTTTGCTTTTGCAACACCAGTGGCACGAATCACTTCAGCATCGGCAAGTTGTTGTGCAGAATCTTTCTTTGCTTGTGCTTCAAGAACTGCAACTTGACGGGTATATTCTGCTTTCTGAAGTTCTGCTTTACCTGCAAGGGATTGTGCCCATACATTATAGATCGGACCAACAACAGCATTGATAATTACCAGAGAGACGAGGAAAGAAACGCCAATGATACTAGCGTTACGAAGAGTGTTATCAGGTTTCATTTTGAAGAGACTCCAGTGTTTTTGAAAATCATATTAGCAAGAACTACAATAGCAAGATTTTGCCAAATAGTCAAAGAAACATTAAACCAAGACAGAATCAGTCCAAGCAACCATGCTTCAAAGAATAGGAAGACAACTGCAAAAACAATCGCACCAAAAGCAACACCAAGAGCAGTAGAAGTTTTCATATATCAAACCGCAAGGGCACCAGAAGGAATTTCAACAACTGTGGGATAATCATTCTCATTAAGAGCATAACATACCCACTCATCACTCAGAGTGTAGAGATATGCATACTCTTCACCCTCGGCAAGATAATCATACTTATTTGCATCGTGCCGAGGAGGACAATCATCACCACGATAAGAGTAATAATTAGGACCATACTCAGATGGAGTTCCATCATAATTAAATGGAGTATCAGTCCAGCAAGAACTCATATCACCACCATCAATCAGTTCTGCAACTTTCTCTCTGGTATTGTAGTGAGTATTCAGAATACGACCCAACCAAGAAGGCATCCCGTCCCAATGATGATACACAGAGAGCACAGACTCATCAGAAAGTTGGATTCCAATTCGAGAACGTGTTGCCATAGATTTCCGTTGATTACCTTTGTATTATAGCAGGTCTGCAAGGGCATTGGAGGTATTGTGTACCACTTCCTCAACTGGTCGGGAAGATGTCAGAGTTTCCTCCATCAAACCAAAGATTGTCATCAACTTGAATGAAACCTGCCTCATTCACATTATCGTAGTATTCTTGAAGTCTGGAAACTTTATTCTTCAAACTAATATCTTCAACAACATACCCTTCAAGTGTTTGAGTAGTAACATCAGGGTCATCACTTTTATCTTCCAAAAGTTTACGTTCTTGATTGTCTACAAGAGGTGCAAGAGTTTCCCAACTATTACCAAGACCATTCGCAAGACAAGGATTGCAATTTAACTTATACATCAAATTGGTAATCATTGTGTGAATATTTTCTGCATTTGGTTCATCAAGAGTATATTCAAATACCTCTGCAAGTCCAAGACCACACTCACCAGTTTTGATGGGGTCTATCCCAGTTGGTTCATATTCAACGTGAATTCCAGTTTCACTACGAGTTTCTGAAACAACTTTTGAGGTAGATGAATAATCAACATCTTTCAAACAAAGTTCTGGTTCAGAATGAACACAATTCCACGCCCATTCAAGAATGCTGCAAAGTGAATCATATTCAGTTGGAGTCAAAATTGGGTTTGTCATAAGGTCATTTAACTACAAAAATATTATAGCACCCCTCAGTACCTCTTGGCATAAAAAAGGGACACTTAGAAAAGTGTCCCCCAGTATAAGTTTTGGGTGAGAAGGAAACTTATAAACCCCCTTCACTCATTTAGGGTCAAACTAAAGCAGTCTGACGAGTGAATGCAACAATTTTGTTTGCGTTTGTTTTTTGTCCCGTCAACAGATAAGACCTTTATGCCCCGTCGAAACCTGGCATCCCCAAGTAATGGAGATGGGGGTAATCGAAACCCCGTCCGAAACATCAGACTTCTCATCCTCTTGAACTTAGATATTTATAGCACCCTTCGGTTTTAATGTCAATGGAGAATAGGAGAATCGAACTCCTAATAAGTGCTTGCAAAGCACCCGTTATACCGTTTAACTAATTCCCCTAGATGCCCATAATAGGAGTCGAACCTACACTGTATGGATTCTAAGTCCACCCTCTCTGCCAGTTGGAGTATATGGGCATTTGGTGGCGGGGGGAGGAATTGAACCTCCTTCCTGAAGCTTATGAGACTTCTGTGCAACCGTTACACTTCCCCACGATATTTGGATAATTTATTTAACCTTTTTCTAACAGCATTATCACTAACTCCAAACATTCTTCCAGTAGAACGATAACCATTCTCAAGAACTAATTTTTGTAATTCTTGATTAGTTGGCCAATCAACAACTTCTCTGCTTTTATGAGAACATTTTACTGAACAAAAAGTTTGAGTAATGATTGTTAGTTTCCCACACTCTTTACAAGGGTGCTTTGGTTTTTCTGGAACAGGTTTATTGGAAAAACTTTCATCAAATTTTAGAACATTATCTGGGATTTTTGTAATTCCAGAATGAACTTCACGATGGCAGTTAGAACATAAACAAACACACTTTTTAAGTTCTTCAACAAATACTTGTCTGTTTGCTACAGATGCAGTTATAGAAAAATCTTTTTCATTTGGGTCTATGTGGTGAAAATCTAATGCTTCAACACACTTATCATAACCACAAATACCACATTTTCCACCAAATGCTTCAACTGCCCATCTTTTTCTTCTTTGACGAAATTCAACAACTGATTTACCAGACATTCTAACCTCCAACTTTATTATTATTTATAATATTTTAGAGGTTAGAAACTCCAGATGTAGGTACTGCCCCTACCAATCTCCGATTAACAGTCGGGCCCGTTCGCTTGCTCGGTCG